TGCTGATGATGCGGTTAACAACGATAAAATTGCTGATGATGCAATTCAAAGCGCACAACTAGCAGATAATGCAGTTTTGACCGTCAACATTTCTAACGCAAATGTGAGCACAGCTAAGATCGCTGATAATGCAGTGACTGCCGATAAATTACAAAGAAAATTTACAATAAGTACATCTTCCCCATCAGGAGGTAATGATGGAGACATTTGGTTCAAATATTCAACATAGGAGTTTAGATGGCTAATACCTATGCTAAAGTTTCAGGAACATTTGAAGAAATAGATAATGCTTATGCCAAAGTATCAGGTACTTGGCAAGAAGCAGATGAAATCTATGGTAAAGTTTCTGGAGTTTGGAAATTAGTATTTGCAGCTTTTGAAGCAACTTCAATACAAACATTAAGTTCAGGTTCTGGAACTTTTACAGTTCCTCAAGGGGCTAACGCAATTCACATTCAAGCAGGTGTTGGTGGCGGTGGCGGTGGAGTTACAGGAGCTGATTATGATAAAGCAGGTGGTGAGTCTTCTGGAGGAGGAGGAGGTTCTGCTGGAGGTACTTCAACTTTATCAGGTTCAACCACTGGATCTATTTTTTCTTTAACAGGAGGCGGTGCAGCATCTTACAGTGGAGGGGGTGTTCAAGGGCCTTTAAGATCAAACAGTGCAGGGACAGGAGGATCGGCTACTATAGGCGGTACTGCAATTACATCAGGAACTTTTAGAGATTCAAATGGTGCAACTGTAAATGTAACAAGTTTAAATAATGGACCAAAAGGAGTTTTTAATGATTCTGGATCTGGAGCAACAGGTTCAAATAATGGTAACTGTGGAGGAGACAACTGTAGAATAGGTGGTTCAACTGGTGCACCATCTTTTGCAGGAACAGTTGCAGGAGGTGCAGGGGGTTCACCTTCTGGATCCGGTACTAATGGTACTGCAGGAACTAGAGGCTCTGGAGGTGGCGGAGGAGCTGCACAGGTAAATGGAGGAAATACAGATGGTGCTGCTGGTGGTAGTGGTGAAATTCAGTATAGATTCTTACGAGTACAATAATTGTTTTTAAAACCACAAAAAATTATATTTAATTCAATACTTCAAAGATATAAATTACAAAATATAAAACCAAATCAATCTAATAATAATCAAGAACTTATAGATCAACTTGAGATTGATATAAAACTTAATGGTTTGTTGTGTCCCTTAGTTGTTAATAATGGTGTATTAATAGATGGCCATCATAGATATGAAGCTATTAAAGATTTTTGTACAGAAACTCTTGTATATGTGGTAAATGATAATGATATGGAAAAATTATTATCTAAACTAAATAGTTATATTTGGTTTGATTCTCAAGGTAAACTTAATGGCTAACATATCTAAATGGTTTGGATATCCTATATACATTACAAAGTTAGAAAACTTTGAGGATATTAATAAAAAAATTGTACCTATAATACTTAGAGATATTACTCCAACCAATTCTCAATACTCACGGACCACGGACATTAAACCAAAAGAGTTACAATCTATTGATGATAACTTACATAAAGATAAAAGATTTAAAGAATTATATATTGAGTTATCAAAAGTAATACAAGGATGTTTGTCTGCGCAGAAATATAATTTAGATTTATTTGAAATATACGTAACAAAGTCTTGGGCTACCTTATCTACAAAAGAACAACATATTGCTTATCATAGACATATGAGTAGTCACTTTAGTTTTGTCTATTATCCACAAGCTCATGAACAAGGTAATTTATTTTTACTTGACGATGATGCACATAAGGTTGGATTAACTATACCCAAAAGAGATCCATACTTTACAGAGTGGGATCAAAATAATTATGGTAAAGCTGAGTACCCTGCAGAAACAGGGAATGTTATTATATTCCCTTCTATGATGTTTCACGAGACAGGAAAGAATACAAAGGATAAGCCTCGTATATCTATTTCAGGAGATATTATGATAACAATGAAAGAAGGTGTAAAATCAGAACATAATATACCTTCACCGTCTACTTGGAAGAAACTATAAAATGGTGTAAAATACATTATGCCTTTAACAAATGTTCAGATAAGACCAGGACTAAATAAATCAGATACACCTTCGGGTGCTGAGGGTCAATGGATAGATGGTAACTTTGTAAGATTTAGATATGGTCAACCTGAAAAAATAGGTGGTTTTCAAGCTATAGGTCAAAAAACAATTTCAGGGCCTGCTAGAGCTCAACATTGTTGGAATGATTTAGAAGGTAGAAAATATGCTGCATTAGGTACATCAAAAGCATTATATATTTATTATGAAGATGCTTTCTATGACATTACACCTTTAGCCACTGCAATAACAGGAGCCACTTTTACATCTACAGCAAATTCAAGCACAATAACTGTAAATAAAAATTCACATGTTTTAGATGTAGGTGAATATATTACTTTTACATCAGTGACAGTGCCAGGGTCATCTTCTTTTGTAGACACAGATTTTACAAGTTTTACTTTTGAAGTACTTACAACTGCTACAAATTCTTTTACGATAATTATGCAAACTACTGAAACAGGAACACCAATGACGGCCGCTGGATCAGCTAGTATAAACCCTTATGAAGAAATAGGGCCTACTATCCAAACGTATGGATATGGTTGGGGTACAAGCACATGGGGAACTGTTGGTTGGGGAAATCAAACAACATCTACTCAAGTAATACTAGATCCAGGATCATGGTCATTAGATAATTTTGGACAACAATTAATAGCTACAATAAAAGATGGTAAAACATTTGTTTGGAATGCAGGTGCAGCAAATCCTTTAAATAATAGAGCAACAATTATGACAAACGCGCCTACATCTTCTAGGCAAACAATTGTATCTGATAGAGATAGACACGTTGTTCATTTTGGAACTGAAACTACTATTGGAAACAGTACTACACAAGATCCTATGTTTATTAGATTTAGTGATCAAGAAAATTTTAGCGTTTATGAACCTACTTCAACAAATACAGCAGGAACATTTAGACTAGATACAGGTAATAAAATTGTAGCTGCAGTTTCTGGTAAAGATTATAATTTAATTTTAACAGATACAGCCGCTTATGTAATGCAGTTCGTGGGTCCACCATTTACATTTTCTATAAGACAAGTAGGTTCTAACTGTGGATGTATTGGACAACATGCTGTTGTTTATGCAGATGGTCAAGTATTTTGGATGGGAACAGGTGGAGGGTTTTTTAAATACGACGGAACAGTTAAACTATTACCTTCTTTAGTTGAAGACTTTGTTTTTACTACAAATGGAGATAATATTGGTGTAAATTATTCATCTAATGAAATTATATACGCTTCACATAATTCTTTATTCAACGAAATAATATGGTTTTACCCATCAGGTAAACCTTTAGTAAATCCAGCTGTTCAAAATAATAGATCCGTAGTTTATAACTATGTAGAGAATACTTGGTCAATTATGACATTAGCTAGAAGCACTTATCACGATGCATCAACATATGACTTACCTTATGCGACTGAATACGATTCAACTGCAACACCTACTTTTGCAGGTTTAAGTGGAGCTACAAATACTTTTGGCGCAAGTAAATATTTTTCACAAGAAACTGGAACTAATATCGTAGATTTAAATGGAACAGAAACTCCAATTGCAGCGTTTATACAATCAGGGGATTTTGATTTACCTCAAGAAGGTGATGGTCAATTTTTAATGAGAATAAGTAGATTTCTACCAGATTTTAAAAACTTACAAGGTAATGCAATAATTACAATAAACCTTAAAGATTTTCCTATTGACGCAAACGCCTCTTCTTCATTAGGGCCTTTTACTATCAATTCGTCTACACAAAAAATTGATACTAGAGCTAGAGGTAGATTAGCTAATTTAAAAATTGAAAACACTGCAAATAACGAGACTTGGAGATTTGGAACTTTTAGAGCAGATGTAAATGTAGATGGAAGAAGATAATGGCAAAAATAAACGTATATGTGCCAGAACCTCCTAAAGAGTATACTGAAGAAGGATTTAGACAAATTAACCAAGCAATAGCAACAGTGGAGAATCAATTAAACACATCTTATCAAACAGACTTGAAAAATGAACAAGATTCGTTTAATTATTTTATGTCATGACAATTAGATACAAAAGCGATACATTTAATTTAACAACAACCAACGCAACTGCAGTTTTAACGTGTCCTTCAGATGCTACTGCTTTAGTAAAATTAGTTCAAGCTACTCATAATACTGCATCTAATGTAGATACAGATTTAATCTTACAAAAATCAGGTGGATCTGATGTCGTAATATCTCACGCTACTTTAAATAAGGGCACAACTAATTTAGTTGAAGAGGTATTGAGTCTTGAAGCAAGCGACATTTTAAAAGTTCAAGCTGGTACAGCAAATGAAATTACAGGTGTTGTAAGTTATGCACTAATAGATAGATCTCAAGAAAATGGCTAAACAAAAATTTGTAAGTTTTACTCCTAGACCTAAACCTAGAAAGAGACCTCGTACCCATAAGAAGAGACTTAACAAAAATGAAAAAAGAGACTATAAACCTTATAATAAACAAGGAAGGAAACAATGAGTGAAGATATAATCAGAATACCTGCTCAAGCAAAAGAAATTGTAAAAAACAAAAGAACGGGTAAAATTTATGATACCAAAGCTGATTTTGATGTTGATGTTGCTGATCCCAATACTGATACTATTGAAGATGATTTTCAACAAGACCTCGAAATAACTGTTGCATCTTTAGAAGTATTTGGTAAAACCAAAGAATGAACCCCCAAGGTGGAACAGAATTACAACATAGTTTTTTAGATCAATACGCTGACAAAAAATTATTAGAACAAGTACAGATTACAACTTCTGTTCCTGAAAAAATTCCATTACATCCGAGTAAACCTAATATACTTTGGCAAAAAAATTCATACGATCAACCTAATATTGCTCCTTGGTTTAATCAAAAAACAAACCATAATAAATATGATTGGTATGTGTTTAATAGTAATTGGACATACGAAAAATTTAGAATGATGTTTGATTTACCAACTGAAAAATGTCATGTAATAAAAAACGGTTGCACTAGTTTTCCTAAAAGAAAAATATATAAAAAAGGAGATCCAATAAAAATTATACATCAAAATACACCATGGAGAGGTTTGAGTGTATTATTAGGTGCAATGCAGTTAGTAAAAAATCCATTAATAAAATTAGATGTGTATAGTTCAACAGAAGTGTACGGCGAAGAATTTAAAAAACATAATGATCATACTTATGTTCCTTTATATAAACAAGCTTCAGAATTATCTAATACTAATTATATTGGTTATAAACCAAACAATTATATTTTAGAAAATTTAAATAAATACAATATGTATGTATATCCAAGTATCTTTGAAGAGACATCTTGTATATCTGCTATTGAATCTTTGTCTGCTGGACTATATTCTATTGTTACTAATTTTGGAGCATTATATGAAACATGTGCAGAGTTTCCTATGTATGTAACTTACACAAAAGATCTAAAAATATTATCTCAAACATTTGCTAAAGCTATTGAAATGGCTGCTGAAACATTACATGAAGGAACTATTCAAGATAGTTTAGATATGCAACAAGCTTTTTATAAAAAATATTATAATTGGGATAAAAGAGCTATGGAATGGAATAACTTTTTATATAACGTAATTAATGCAAAAAAGTAAAAATTGGGCTAACAACGATACCTATCAAACAATAAAGGAGATTAATGTGTCCTCACAAGATCCAGCAGAGCCTATTTGGTTCGAAAAAGAAAAAACAACTTCTGAAGTCTTAATGGAAGGTTTTAGAGAAGAACAACAGATAAGACTATGCGTAGGTACGCCTGTTCATTCAGAGGTATCAATTCACTACACTCAATGTTTACTTGAGATACAAAAAGAATTTTTAAAAAATGGTGATAGCGT